AGAAAAATACTTCAAGTCGTAAATTTATCTCCATCAGAGTCCTGGGTAGAAAAATTAACTCATATTCATCCTATGAAACAAATAATTTGGGCTTCTATAATCCAAGTTACTATGTTTTTTAGTATGCTTGGAATGTTTCAGATAAACTCATGGATATTTGGGCACTAATCGGAGAAGTTGGAGCACCCATTGCAGGCGCATTAGTTATGGGAGCTTTTATTTTTATCATTATGAAGCAAATAATGAGTGGAGTAGTAAATCAAATTGGTACTCTCAAAGGATTTTGCGAAATGCTGGTAACAAGAATTAAAACTATGAATAACGACATTATAAGATTAGATACAAGTGTGTCTAGCGCATTAGAGTTAACGCCAGATTTAGACAGAATTGCAAGAGCAGAAAATTTTGTTGAAGACGGTAAACTCGATGTAAGGAGAGATTAATGGAAGCTATAGTAGCAGGGATACAACAATACGGTTTCCCTATAGTTGCGATGGTTGGCTTAGGTTACTTTGTATATTATGTGTGGCAGACTATGATAAACGTTATCGGCCCCGCTATAAAAGAAATGCATTTTGCACTTATAAAACTAATTGATCAAATAAGAATGCTTGATAACGATATGATTCGTCTCCAGCAAAAGGTAAATACTGTTTTACAGATGAAAGAAAATGAAAAGAAGTCAGGCAAAACAAAATAATCGAGTAAGTAATATTGTAATTGGTACTATATTTTTATTTATGACTATAGTTTTTGTAGTCGAACTAAGAGCAGATGAAATAAAATTTGGATTTAAATCGCCTTCCTTTAGTGGAGTTGGAACATCAAGTCATTATCTTACTATTGATTCACAAGAAATATCAAAAAAAGATGCTCTTAAAGCAGAAATAAAAGCTTTAGCAGACGCAGCAAAGAGAGAAGAAGAAAACACTACTCTTGCAAGATTTATAAAAAACTTTGAAAGTAGAATATATGCACAATTATCTAGACAGTTGGTTGATCAATTGTTTGGAGAAAATCCTGCAGAGGAAGGTTCATTTGAGTTATTCGATAATTTAATTACTTGGAGCAGTGATGGAATATCAATAACAATGACTATATTTAATGAGGGTACTGGTGAAACAACTACAATCACAATTCCTATTGGCGATTTCGGTTTTCCTACTGGCTAGTTGTGCAACACACAGTGGTTATATATCACCCTGTATAACTAACCCAGACGGAGACTATAAAGATTTAGTTACAATTATTGGTAAAGCACAATGTTTTTCTGGAGATTCTGTAATTGAAAAACCAGTAACAAAAAGAATACAAAATATGCCTTTACCTGCAAGAACTCCAGTAGTGGCAATTTATAAGTTTGACGACTTGACAGGACAAAGAAAATCAAGAGATGGAATAGCAGACTTTAGTAGTGCAATTACACAAGCACCTGAAGCATATTTGATTCGTGCATTAAAACAATCAGGATTTTTTAAAGTTGTAGAAAGAAAAGGTTTAGACCATCTCACAAAAGAAAGACAACTTATAAGACAAACAAGACAAAAATTTGAAGATGAAGACAAGCAATTACCACTAATATATGCAGGTCTTATTCTTGAAGGCGGTATTGTTGATTACAATACCAATTTATTAACAGGGGGAGTTGGAGCCCGCTATTTAGGTATAGGAAACTCCAAGCAATATCGTGAGGATAAAGTAGTGGTATCTATAAGAATGGTTTCTGTGAGTACAGGAGAAATTTTGATAGAAATACTTACGTCTAAAACGATTCTTTCTGTGGGTGTTAGTAATGACTTCTTCAGATTCAATGCGGACAATGATTTAATTGAGGTTGAAAGCGGAAACGCAATGAATGAACCGAAATATATTGCTGTACAAGCCGCCATTGAAACTGCAGTAGTTGAGCTGATTACTCAAGGAGAAGAAAAAGGGTACTGGAGGTACTATTTGGGAGAGTAATAGTGAGAGGTCTCTTATTATTAATGGCATCTTTTGGACTATGGGCAGATAATGAAATTTATATTGACCAGTCAGGAGATAATGCCTCGATTGATATTGAACAGTTAGGTGGAAGTAACATGATTGGAGGACTAAGTTCAACAAGTGGTTCTTTAACTGCAGCTATCTTAACTGGAGGAAGCATGACTTTAGATATTAATCAAATTGGTTCTTCAAACAAGTTCTTAACTGATGGAATCTTAGGAGCAAACTTTACAGGTTTCTTCGAGTTTGAGGGAGATTCAAATGATTTTGAATTTTCTATGGATACATCAGGTTTAAATGGAGCAGACTTTGTAAATGCTTATGTTGATATTACAGGTGGTTCAAACGCTTTTGATATAGACTTAGGACAATTAAGTGATGTGTCTTATTTAGACTTAGACTTAATAGTTGATGGAGATTCAAATGATTTTACATTTGATATAGACTCTACAAACTACACAAGTTATATAGACATTTTTGGAGATAACAATACAATGACTTTAACTAAGTCAGGATATGGTTCAGGAACAGGCAGTAGCGGGTATTTTTATTTAGACTTAAATGGTAGTACAAATACAGTTGATATAACTCAATCTTCTACACTTGCTCTGGATTATTTAAAAATTGAAAGTGATGCGTCAAATAGTAATATTTGTGTTGTTCAAAATGATGGTGGTACTACCACTTCATGCTGATTCAATAGGAGGTATCACAGAACTTCGTGGAGTAGGTCAAGTTGTTAGAGACGACACCTACTCCGCAGAACTTGACTTTGACATTCAACAAATGGATAATGTTCGTACAGCTAATGGGCGAGTAGGCATAACATTTTTGGACGATTCAATAGTCAGATTAACAGAACATAGCAAACTTATAATAGACAAAGTAATCTTTGACCCAAATCCAAGTAAGTCACAGATGTCAATGAAGTTTGCAAGTGGAACAGCACGTTTTATAACAGGAAAGATAGGTGCAATTAACAAAGAAAACATCTCCATCGAGACCCCAACGTCAAAAATCGGTATCAGAGGTACTGACTTTACTGTTACTGTTGACGAGTTGGGTAGGAGTTTGGTTATATTGCTTCCTGACGAGTTTGGCATTTCTTCTGGGGAAATCACTGTTACAACAGCTATGGGCGAAGTTATCCTCAATAGACCTTTCCAATCTACGGTCACAAGTGTTTGGGAGCAACAACCAACAAAACCAGTAATATTAGACTTAACTTTAGACATTATTGACAATATGCTTATAGTTTCTCCCCCAAAAGAAGAATTACTTCCAGGAGAAGAAGAAACAACTACAAATAATGCAGGTGGCATACTTGATGTAGATTTATTAGAATTCGATGAATTAAATCAAGATTATCTGAAAGACGAGTCTCTTACTTTTAATGAATTAGACATCGATTATTTAGATGTAAACTTTTTAGAAGACTTACTTGAAGTTATAGAAGAACTAGATCAACTTGCAATAAGGGAACAAAAAACTGTAGGAGAACAACTTTTTACAGAGTTAGATATAAAAGGTACTAACTATGGAACAGACTCTTCTACTCAAATAACGACTTTCGGTGACGCCGATAAAATAACTTTAATACGTAGTGTAACACATTCCGTACAATTAGATTTAAACGGTCAAACCCAATACAATATAATTATAGAGCAAGATGGCAAAGCATACAACGTTATTATTAATTCTGGCAGCAGTTCCACTATTACAATCAAGCAATCTTCTGGTTGATAAATATTTTAACTTTAAACAAATATGATTAGAATAATACTAATAATACTTTCCATGGGGTTACTAATCTGGAACCCTTACCCCTTTAAAATACTTGAATTAAGTACCTTTGATTACTTAATGTCAACATCCCCCGAAACGCAAAACGAAAATATACTTCTTGTTGATTTAGACGAAGAAATAGTAGAAGCTTATGGAGGTTATCCTCTGCCAAGAAGTTTATTTGCAAGCATGATAGATAGAACAGAAGGAGTTTCTGGTCTTACACTATTAATGCCCGACCCTGACTTACGAGACCCTTCTAATGATTACAAATTAGCAGCGGCAATGTATGATAAACCAACGGTGTTAGCTTATGCAGCTTCCACTCAAGCAACAGAGTTAGGGCCTCATGTAGGTACTGCCCAGTTAGGGGAGAATCCATTACCATGGCTATTAAATTATCCAGGAATTTTAAGACAATTATCAATATTACAGCTCAACGCAGACGGCGTAGGGTTAATAAACTCAAGTCCAGAAATAGACGGCGTCGTCAGGCGCATGCCCGTCGTCGTAGGTAGTGGAGATAAACTATATCCAAGTTTTCCACTAGAAATGTTAAGAATAGCAGTAGGTGACCCAAGCTATCAAATCAAGACTAATGAATCTGGAGTAGAGTGGGTAAGAATACCAAATTATCCGAACGTAAATACAGATGCAAATGGTAGAATTTGGGTACAACAAAATGTAAAGTTTTATAGACAAACTGCAACAGAGTATATGCAAAATCCAATACCAGCACCTTTTGTTATTTTTGGAGTTACAGCAGAAGGAGTAACTAATCCCGTGCCTACAGCACAAGGAGCTGTATATCCGCACGAACTTCAAGCAAATGTGTTACACTCTCTTATAGAAGGTAACAGTCCTTCAATTCCTACTTGGAATCTTGCAGTAGAGTTAGGAGCAGCACTTGCAGCTTTGATACTACTTGCACTTACAGCATCTCGTTTATGGCTTTCACTTCCAGTACTCATATTGACTATTGGAGGCCTAATTTACTTTACTCTGGAAATGTGGAAATCTTCTTATTTGGTAGATGTTTCTGGCACTATTTTTGTCGCGTTTTTATTCTGGGCTTTCATAACTTTCCGTAATTTCATTAAGCAATATTTGCTTCGATTACAAATTAAACAACAATTTGGCACGTACGTAAGTCCAGACTTAGTAAAAAAATTACAGGAGGACCCAACATTACTGAGATTGGGTGGGGAGACTAAACGACTCACTTTTCTTTTTTCAGATATTCGAGGATTCACACCAATCTCGGAAAAATACCAGAGTGATCCTCAAGGTTTAACTCGTTTAATCAATCGTTTTCTCGATAACCAGACTGAAATAATTTTAAAACACAAAGGTACAATTGACAAGTATATGGGAGATTGTATAATGGCTTTTTGGAATGCACCACTTGATATAGAGGAGCAAGAAAGAAGAGCAACAGAATGTGCACTCGAAATGAGAGTAGCACTAGGAGAATTAAATGAACAACTTAAAGAAGAAGGTTTGCCATCTATTAACACAGGTGCAGGCATTAACACCGGACCGTGCGTCGTTGGAAACTTTGGTAGCTCTTCACGCTTTGATTACAGTGTCCTTGGCGATGCTGTTAATCTTGCTGCACGTTTAGAATCCTCTTGTAAAGAGTACGATGCAGATCTAATCATATCAGAACACAGTTTAGTTGACGGTTTTGACTACGAATTTTTAGATGAAGTAACGGTAAAAGGCAAGTCCGAGCCAGTTAAAATATACACCATCAGAAAATAGTACTTGACTTTTAGCTGTCTTTTTGATATAATTTAATCAAGAACAAAATGTTCAAAAAGTTTAAGGGAATCATTATGGATGCAAATGAAGTGGCCGCAGAGCTTGCCAAACACGAAGCTGTATGCGCAGAAAGATGGAAAACTTGTTTTAATAAGTTCGATGATATCGAAGGCTCAATCAGCAGAATAGAAACAATATTAATTAGTGTGTCGGGCACCCTCATTGTAGCGGGAGCTGGCATCATATGGACTATGTTCTCAATGCATGGTTAGGAGAAAAAATGAAAAAAGATTATCAAACAAAAGACATAAAAGCTACTCAAAATAAATCAATAGAAATAAAAGAGGGTGGAGATGGCTTATTTTATTTCGAATGGAAAGATTTAGGCAAACAAGGATTCTCTACATTAGAGAATGCTGAAAAAGCATTAGAAAGACTACAAAAAGGAGAATAAATGTCAAATTCAATCGAAGATGCTTTGAAAAAAGCAGTCAAGCAGGTAGAATCAGGAACAGTTCAAGAAGGAGCAGGTTCCGAACCTGAACAAGAACTTTCTACAAGAGTAAAAAGACTACTTGCAAGAAAAACAAATCTTCAAAGAAAACGCAGAGCAAAATTACCTAAAAATTTAAGGTGAAAAAGAAAACACCTGAAGAAAGATACGAAATTTGCAAACAATGCCCACATTTAAAGAAGTGGAAAGTTTGCGAACTTTGTAGTTGTTTTATGCCCCTCAAAACAAAAATAAGATGGGCGGAGTGTCCAGACAACCCACCGCGTTGGACATAGGAGCAATAAATGGCACTAACTGCTAAACAAAAGAAATTACCAAAAGCTTTACAGCAAGCGATTCTAAAGAATCAAAAGAAGAAAGGTATGGGTAAAAAGAAGAAAAAGGGTGGAAAGAAGAAGCGTTCAAGAGGCTAAACCTCTACCAGACTTTACAGTCTGGTTATGGTACTTTAGGAAAATAAAAAAAGTATGTCCCTGGTCTTATAAATCATTTATAGCAGGTACTACAAATATTGTTCCCTTCAAGTTAGAAACTCTTATAAAAAATGAGACTAACTGGAACGAGCAACCATGGGAGGTGATCATCTATCTAATGGGTGATGACTATACTCTTGACGACATGGACTCCATAGTAGAAGAAAGAAATGAAGTTCAGGACACTTGTGAATATTTATGGTCTCACCCATCTTTTTCAAAAGGTGGAAAAAATCAAACGCCTAAACCAGTGATTATACAACAGGACAGGGCAAGATTAATGGAATTAAGAAATGCCAGCAAGAAAAGTTAAAGGCGGTTGGAAGTGGGGTAAATCAGGAAAGGTTTACCGAACTAAAAAAGAAGCAGAAAAGCAAGGCAGAGCAATATACGCATCTGGGTACAGAAAAAATGGTAAGAAAAAGCGCTAAGAAGAAACCAGTACCAACAAATCCAAGACTTTATGCACAAGTAAAAGCTGAAGCAAGAAGAAAGTTTAAGGTCTATCCAAGTGCATATGCAAATGGATGGTTAGTAAAAACATATAAGCAACGTGGCGGAAAATATAGAATGGGCGTTGCAAGGAAGAGGAAAAAATGATAGATTGGTTCAAAACTAAACTAACACAAATACTAAATATAGTCACAGGAAAAGATAAAAACTGGGACGGGTCAGTAGATATTAAAGATAAGTTAATAGAAGCTGAAGAAAAAACAAAAAATGGAAGCTAAACTTTTAAAAAACGGAAAATTTGTACTAGTACAAAAAGATGGACATACTGATGCAGCTTCAGTAATTAAATCTTGTAAGACTATAATTTCACATTCGCAAATGATTGTAGACCATTTGACAAATCCAGAAGCAAATTTGCCTACTTGGTTTACAAATAAAATAGCAATTTCAGAGTATGAAGTGGTATCTGCTGCAAACTATATTGCAGATGGAGAAATGGACCACCATCAGGATGGCTAAACCAAGTGGCGGATTAACAAGATGGTTCAAAGAACGGTGGGTAGATATATCTAGACCTAAAAAGAAGGGAAGATATCAACCTTGTGGAAGAAAGCAAGCAAGGACAGCCAGAGGTGGCTATCCAAAATGTGTCCCTGCAAGAGTCGCTTCAAGAATGAGTGCAGCAGAGAAAAGGTCGGCAGTTCGCCGCAAACGAAGTAAGGCACAAGGAGTTGGAGGAAAACCAACTTTTGTCAAAACTTTTACAAAACGGAGACGCCGAAAGAAAAAGTAGGCATATGAATAATCTGACTAATGAGATTGAAAAAGTATTAGAACTATCACAAAGATTAAAAATAGCAGTTCAACTCGAACTAGAGTATGGCTGCCAATTAAAAAAGTTATTAAATTTACCGAGAACTCCAAATAACAAAGTTCTCATCAATAGGCTAATAAGCCAAAGTACTCGTTAAGAGTAGACAGGAATTAAAAATGGCAAGAACAGGCAGTTTTTTAAGCGGACCTACTGGTGTTCATAACACTCAGAAGATTCGAAAACACAGACTCAATAGAGGAGTTACAAGAGATATGAATGCAGCCGCTGGAACTTTAGTAAATACTAAAGATGCTTATAGCGTTGGTGGCATGAGATATGGTGCATCCCCTAAAGCTATCGGACCAAGATTTGGTAAAACAGTTACTCCAAAAAGCGCAAGATTTGGAAAAAGAAATCCTGCTACTATATTAACAAGAAGGAGAAGAAGATAGTATTTTTAAACAAATCAATAAAATTATGAAGTCGGGCAGACTCGACAAAGTAGTAAGGAAATCTTTACTTAGAGGGATAAAAGATGGCATTAACAGCAGCGGAAAAAGCAAGGCTAAAGAAAGCAGGGCTTAGCGGACTTAACAAGCCAAAGAGAACCCCAAACCACAAAACTAAAAAAGCCGTAGTAGGTGTAAGAGTTGGTGGTAAAGTAAAAATTATAAGATTTGGGGCTCAAGGTATGGGCCATAATTACAGTCCAGAAGCAAGAAAAAGTTTTAAGGCAAGACATGCTAAAAATATTGCCAAAGGAAAATCTTCGGCAGCATACTGGGCGGACAAAGTGTTTTGGGCAGGACCAAAAGGTTCTAAGAAAAAACCACCTAAATCACAAAAAAGAACATTAGGATTAAAAAGGAGAAGATAATGGCGACTGCTAACGGAACAAAACTATGGCTTGAAGAAGGCATAGTTCATGCAGGAAAAATGTTACAAGATTTAATTAAAGTAGAAGAATTTAGAGACTTATCGCCAGCAGAGAAAAAGATAAAAACAGTATCAGCTACTTATTGCTACCTTTATAGTAAACTAAAAGAGCTGGATCTATTAATAGATTCAGAAGATAATATATTTCCTGACGAGACAATACATTGATAGAAATTAGCCGCACAGATATATTAAGCGACTATCTTATGGACTTAAGTCCTGAGAATCGTTTCATTAAATTACCCATAATGGAGTATCTTGAACTGTTAGGTATAGAACCTAATTCCTCTCAAAAAGCAATTATAAATGCTGTTAACAATCCCAAATATAGATTTATTTGTGCGGCTATATCTCGTCGTCAAGGCAAAACTTACATTTCAAATATAATAGGACAACTAGTTTGTTTAGTACCAAACAGTCACGTACTATTAATGTCCCCTAACTATTCATTATCGCAAATCTCATTTGATTTGCAAAGAAATTTAATTAAACATTTTGATTTGGAGGTACTTAGAGACAATGCAAAAGATAAAGTTATCGAACTTTCTAACCATTCTACAATTCGTATGGGTTCAATTAACCAAGTTGACTCAGTCGTGGGTAGGTCTTATGACCTCATCATATTCGACGAGGCCGCTCTCACTGACGGGAGGGATGCTTTCAATGTTGCGCTCAGGCCCACACTAGATAAAGAAAACTCAAAAGCAATTTTTATATCTACTCCAAGGGGTAGAAATAATTATTTTGCTGAGTTTTACTATAGAGGTTTCAGTGATGAGTTCCCAGAGTGGTGTTCAGTAAAAGCAACTTGGCATGAGAATCCTCGTGTAGCAGAATCAGATATTATTGAAGCAAAGAAAACAATGTCTGAAAATGAATTTGCACAAGAATATTTAGCAGACTTTAATGTATACGAAGGTCAAGTATGGGCATTTAATCATGAAGAATGTATAGCAGACTTATCACAACTTGATGTAAGTAATATGGATGTTTTTGCTGGTCTTGATGTAGGTTATAAAGACCCTACAGCTTTTTGTGTTATAGCATATGATTGGGATAAGAAAAAATACTATCTAATAGATGAGTATATGGACGCAGAAAAAACTACAGAACAGCACGCAATACAGATTCAAAAATTAATTCATAAATGGGATATTGATTATATTTATATTGATTCTGCAGCCCAACAAACAAGATACGACTTTGCACAAAATTATGAAATTAGTACTATTAATGCCAAAAAATCAGTACTTGACGGGATAGGACATGTTGCAACTATAGTTGATAATGATGAACTTATTGTCAATCAGTCTTGCAAAGAAGCATTAATATCACTAGACCAATATCAATGGGACCCAAACCCTAATTTATTAAAAGAGAAACCAAAGCATAACATGGCATCCCATATGGCTGATGCTATGCGATATGCGTTATACACATTTGAGACTACAGCCACAACGTTTTAATAACACCTACAAAAAACAGTTCTTGACATTTGCTGTATGTTTTTGGTATAATTCTAATTAAGAGTAGAAATATGAATTTCAAAAGAGATTTAGTTAAATACGTACGAGATAAAGCGAAATCACAATATAAAAAATCAAACGATTGTTATATCTGTGGAAGTACCGAACAGTTAGATTTTCATCACTATCACGGGCTTACAGAACTACTAGAAACTTGGATAAAAAAGAAAAAATTAAATATTAAAAACGAGCAAGAAATACTAGAGATTCGACAAGCCTTTATTGATGAACACTACGAAGAACTTTACGAAGATACTGTAACACTCTGCCACAGTCACCATATGAAGTTACATTCAATTTATGGAAAACGACCCAAGTTGATACACGCAGAGAAACAAAAAAGATGGGTCGAGAAGCAGAGAGACAAATATGGCATGGTATGACAGATTATTAGGTAGAACTCCAGAAGTTGAGGAAAAACTAAATCCTGCTCAATATGTAATATCCCGAAATGAGGGTATGACTATTGATAGTAGGGAAATAATTACCAACTATAGAAATGCCTATGAACAACTAGAAATTGTCAACAGAGCAGTAAATATGATCGTTGATGATGTTTCTGAAATACCTTTTTCTGTAGGAGAAAAAATTGTAGGAACTACAAATGTTCTTAAAAATATTCGTAAATCAAGAGTAGAGCTATTATTAAATGTAGAACCAAATCCTTTCCAAGATATAAGTGCATTTAAAAGAAATTTAATCATTGACTTACTTATAGATGGAAACATTTTTATTTATTTCGATGGAGCTCACCTTTATCATCTACCAGCAGATAAAATAACTATCTACACTGATGATAAAACATATGTAGAAAGATTTTCATATGATAACTCAATAGATTATTCTCCTGATGAAATTATACATATAAAAGAAAATAGTTTTAATTCAATTTATAGAGGAGTTCCAAGATTAAAACCAGCTTATAGAACTATGCAATTACTTGCTAGTATGAGAAATTTTCAAGATAATTTTTTCAAAAATGGGGCAGTACCAGGATTAGTACTAAAGTCACCAAATACTCTTTCTGAGAAAGTAAAAGAAAGAATGATGCAGGCTTGGAGTATTCGATATAATCCAAATACTGGAGGTAAAAGACCTTTAATTCTTGATGGCGGTCTAGAAGTAGACAAACTAACCGAAATTAATTTTAGAGAGTTAGACTTTGCAGAATCAATAAAAGCAAATGAAAAAATTATTTTAGAAGCTATGGGAATACCACCTATTTTATTAGATGGAGGCAACAACGCAAATATAAGACCTAACCATAGATTATATTACCTAGAAACTATTTTACCAATAGTTAAAAAATTAGGATACGCACTAGAAAGATTTTTTGGTTTTTCACTATCTGAAGATGTAACAGGTATACCTGCCTTACAACCAGAACTAAGAGACCAAGCAGCCTACTATGCAACTTTAGTAAACACAGGAATTATAAGTCCAAATGAAGCTAGAGTAGCCTTAGGCAAAGAGCCTGTAAATGGATTTGATGAACCAAGAATACCTGCAAATATAGCAGGGTCAGCGGTAAATCCAGAAGAAGGCGGTAGACCTATAGAGGCTACCCCAAGCGAGGAAGAATAATATGACTAAAGATATGATGATAAAAGCACTCTCCGATTTTATGACTAAAAAAGGCGGTGTTATGACTTTAGCTGAATATAAAACAGAAGGTAATGACGTTCCAGTTAAAGATTATCTACTTAGAAGAGCTTTTGGTTCTTGGAGTAGAGTACTGAGTGTAGTGGCAAAAAGATACCCAGTTGTTATTAAAAAAGTTACCGAAAAAGTAACTCCTGTAAAGAAAGTGGAAAAGAAAGTGGAGAAGAAAGATGTCAAATAAAATTTATCACTGGACAAGCACTTTTAAATCTTTAGGAGATACTGATGATGGTGGTGTTGAAATTAAAGGTTCTGCAAGTACTAATGGACTTGATAGAGCTGGAGATATTATTGAAAGTGGTGCATGGACAAAAGGCGGATTAGAAAATTTCAAAAATAATCCAATTATTCTGTTCAATCATAACTACGATAGACCAATCGGTCGAGCAAAAGATTTACAAGTTACAGACAACGGTTTAGAGATATCTGCAAAGATATCTAAAGCTGCAGGTGATGTAACTCAATTAATTAAAGACGGTGTCCTTGGAGCTTTTTCTGTTGGTTTCAAAGTCAAGGATGCTGATTATATGACTGAAACTGACGGATATAAAATAAAGGACGCGGAGCTTTTTGAAGTTTCTGTAGTATCTGTGCCTTGCAACCAAGGGGCAACTTTTGGTTTAAGTAAATCATTTGATACTATGGAAGAATACAACAAGTATAAGCAAACTTTTTATAAGGCTAACCCAGCAGAATCAGCAGACGCTGTTAATGTTGAGCAGCCAAGACGGGAGGAATCCCATAACATGGAGACAAATATGTCAAAAGAAAATAAATCTCCTGAAAGCAACTCAGAGTTCAATCTGGAAGAATTTGCTAAAAAAGTAGCTGCAGATACAGCTGCTGAAATTGCAATGAAACAGGCTGAGCAAAAAGCTGCTGAACAGAAGGCTGCTGAAGAAGCTGCTCAAAAGGCTGCTGAAGAAGCTGAAGTTCAAAAAGCTGCTGAAGAAGCAGATCAGGAAAAAACTAAAACTATAGTTGAAGCAGGTCTAACAGGTGCTGAGAAACTTATGAATGATGTTGAAGCAAGAGTTAAGTCAGACTACTCTAATTTAGAGCAAGTCGTTAAGTCTTTAGAAGCTCAATTAGCTGAGAAATCAGAAGAAATCATGAATATGAGAGAGTCAAAAAGACATTTCTCAGATAGACAAGGTCAAGGAGACTGGAAAAAAGCTTTTGAAAAAGACATCATTGATGCAAAATTTGCTGGTTTAGCTACTGGTAAAGGTTGGAACAGTGATATGTCCAAAAGTTTAATGGAAAAAGTTAACGCTCATTCAGGTGTTGGCGTTTCATCAGCTGACTTTGAGCAAGTTGTTTCAACAAACATCGAAAGAGATATTCAAAATGAATTAGTCTTGGCTCCTCTATTTAGAGAAATCCCAATGACTTCTGCTAATATGATTATCCCAATCTTACCAGATGCAGGTTATGCTGAATTTACAAGTAACCAAGTAGCTACTGGAAGTTCACCACATGGTAACTTAGCCCAAAGAGGCGACACTTATGGTGCACCATATGGTGGAGTTGATTTAACAGAAAGAACTCTTTCAACTGTTAAATTAATCTCACAATCATACTTAGGTAATGAAACTGAAGAAGATGCAATCTTACCGATTCTTCCTTTAATTAGAGAGTCTATGGTTAGATCACACGCAAGAGGTATCGAGAATGCTATCCTAGCTGGTAACCACGACAATGGTGTTTACTCATCTGGCGCATTTGAAGGTCTATTAGCAGCTGCTGATAGTGACAACCACGAAACTTCTGATGGTTCTTCTGGTTTCGCAGCAACTGATGCAGTTACTGCAGCTGACCTATTAGGCATGAGAAAGAATATGGGCAAATATGGGGTTAATCCTTCAGACGTAGTTTATGTCGTATCACAAGATGTGTATTATAACCTACTAGAAGATGCTGAATTCCAAGATGCTAACTTAGTTGGCGACATGGCTACTAAGCTAAGTGGCGAAATTGGTCAAGTATTCGGTTCAAGAGTACTACTATGTGACGAATTCGCAACTAAAGCAGCTGGTATCTATGGTGCTGTTGCAGTCTACCCAAGAAACTATGTAATGCCAAGATTAAGAGGCGTTACTATTGAGTCAGACTACGAAGTAGCTAACCAAAGAAGAGTATTAGTAGCTTCACAAAGACTAGGCTTCACCGATTTAATCGATGGTGCTACATCTAAGTGGGCATTTGCATACAAAGGAGCTTAATATTAGGCTTATGGTTTTGGTGGGTTGCCTTAAACCCACCACTTTTTAACTATGGCAGATTTAATAACATTAAGAGAATACAAAAACTTTGCGGGACTTACTGGAGAAAGTGAGAATGCAAAAATTAACGTAATTATTCCTGCTATTAGCCAAGCGGTAAAAACATACTGCGGGACAAGTTTTATAGACTATTATAGCACAGATAAAACAGAGTACTACGATATAAAAGATAAGTACACTAACGCTATAATACTCGATGAGAGTCCAATTGTGAGCATCACCTCTGTAGAAGAAAGAGAAAGTCAGTCAGACTCATATACGACTCTAATATTTGAAAATTCAGACTCAAGCGGAAAATATGACTACGTAGTAGATTATAATGCAGATACTATATTTAGAACTACTGCAACAGGAGACAAAATGTTTCCACAAGGAAGAAGAGCAGTAAAAGTAGTTTATAAGTCAGGATATTCAGCAACACCCGAAGATTTAAAATTAGCATGTTTTGATTTAGTTAAGTACTATTTAAAAGATGAAAGAAAAGCAAACTTATCTATATCAGGTGCACAGATACAAAATCCTGTATCAACAAGTTTAAGGGAAAATATAGGATTTCCTGATCATATTAAACGTATACTGGATTTTTATAAAATACATAAGTAATGGCTAAACAAAAAGTAATTAAAACAATTACTGAAATGATGGATGCGTATTCTGACACTGAAGTTAGAAAAAAATTAAGTAAATCAGAAATACATCAAGTAGAAATTACAACGCAGGAAACAGTAGCAGGATTACTCAATAATACTCCAGCAGCATTGGAAAGTATTTTTGGAGGAACAGGTAGTATATACTATAAAGGTTTTTTGCTTGAAAATACAAAAACAGTTTGGCAAAGTGTAGTAAGACAAATGTTTAGAAAACTTTCTTCTGGAGGTAGTTTCGAAGGAGTAAAATTACTACACGGAGTTAAAATAAATGAGATTAGTGACTTAAATTTAAAAAATAGACATGTAAGATTAATGGCAGGTTCTACTAAAGATAGATGGAAGATTCAAGTAGAAGCAACTTCTTATAGTTTTACTATTTATGAATTTTGTAGGGGTTTAAGAAAACAACTTTGGAAAGACTGGTGCGATAGAGTAAAAGAAAAAAGCGGAGCATTAAGTCATATTACAGGTCTTGACAGCATAGGAGCTCATTCAGCAATTAGTAGAGGTACAAACTACTCTCACGATGCAGAAGATACAGTAGGAGTTGATAGATTTAGAATCCTAATAGAAGAAATAAGAAACTTTGAAGGACCTGCACTAAATATTACTTTTAAGCATACAACAGTAAATTTAGAAGATTGGTTACAAGATGGAGTAAATATTTCTGTAGAGCTTAACCCAGTTAATGAAGACGGATTTTTAGTTGGAGAAACAAGAGTAGTAAAAGGAAGATTAGAACAACAGACAGTAAAATTAGACACTGATTGGAACCAACTAAGACCGAAAATTTTAAGTAGTTTAGGCGATTATTTAAACCAAGAACCGCCGGAATTCGCAGATGAACAACAAGCTTTAGACTATGAATCAAGTAACTCTTTAAGAAAAGATTTAGAAAAGGCAAAAATAGAAAAAGAAGCAAAAGGTATAAAAGATACTTTTAAAAAGAAAGGAGCAAAAAATACTAAAGTTACTAATACTATTAAAAAAGAGCCAAAAAGAAAACGTAGAGTAATTAGTAAAAAGTTTAATAAAAAAGCAGTAACAATAGAAAAACAAACTGTTTCTATACCTCAAGAAGTAAGAAAGGTAACTATAGAAGAAGAAAAAGGAGCTGAAAGTCCTATTACTGCAAATGCAATAAAAAGCAAAATTAATAGAAGTTTGCCTGCAGAAGTAAGAAGAAATATGGGAAGACCTGCACTAATGAATAGAACAGGACAATTTTCTAATAGTGTTAAACTTTTAAACTTAAAGGATACAGGAAAGACATTAATAGGTGAATATACTTATACTTTAACAGGCGGAGGTCAAAGTAAAAATAAAAGAGGAGTATACTCAACTTTTGAAAATAGAGGAGTTAAAAAGTGGCCCGTAGGCTATAATCCAAAACCTCTAATTACTAAAAGTATAAAAAATATTGCTTTAAGACATACAGAAAAGAAATTTACACTTAGGAGAGTATAATGGCATACAGAACACAAAGAAAGAAAATAGCCGAAGCTCTTACAGAAAAAATAAAAAAGATTAATGGAAATTATCCATTTAATTCAAACATCTTTCAAAATGCTGACTCACATTTAGTATTTTTAGATGAAATACAGCAATACCCAAAAGTATGTGTTGTTGCAGGAGACGAGGTACGACAGTATCAACCTGGCGGATTTAAATGGAGATTATTAACAGTAACAATTAGGGCATATGTAGAAGATGCAAATGACCCTCAAGAAGTTTTGTCATTATTACTCGAAGACTTAGAAAGAGTAGTTGACGATAATGACATACTAGTGTATGACGATACTGTATCGCCAAACCTACAAACAACATCTTGTACTATTCAATCAATTAGTACAGATGAAGGAGTCGTTTCTCCTTTAGGTATAGGCGAAATGGTAGTTGAAATACGATATTAGGAAACAGGTAAAGCAGAAAATTCTAGCTGAACCCTTTCCAAAGTAAATATAGGAGATAAGCAAAATGGCTTTAAATCTATCAAGAAATACCAAGGTATTCGTCTCAACAGGTAATGGAGTACACGCAAGTGGTGGTTCAGTACTAAATGTAGACGGATTCACTGGAGGTTCAGGACACGCTGTAGGTGACGTAATTACTTGTGGAACAACCTCAGGAAGTGGTACAGGGTTAAAGGTAGTAGTTACTGCTGTTAACTCAGGAGCTGTTACTGCTGTAGCAATTCCTAATAACTTTAGAGGTACTGGTTTTATAGACGATGAAACTGCTGACCAAAGTGCAACAACAGGTTCAGGTACTGGATTTGCTTGTGTAGTACAAGGAGTTTCCGCTACTACTGCCGAAGGAAGTAGACTACCAACAGGTCTTTTTAAAGGAAATGGAACTGATGCAAATACATTTAAAATTGGTGTATTAGATGGTTACAGTTTTTCACAAGGAAGTGATGCTACTGATATAACAATCAGTGAAGCAGGTTCAGAACCAAATAGAGGTTCAAAAAGATTCAATGATTCTTTACCACCAGCAGAATGGTCTTTCGGTACTTACGTAAGACCTTATAAGCATGGTACAAGCAGTCATAGATCAAGTGGCACAATGGATATGTGTGAAAATATTTTATGGGCAGCTATTGCAGGTAAAGATATTACTGGAGGTTCAGAAACTGGAACTTCAGCAACTGCTGTAACTTGTGATTCAACAGATGCAGATGTATCTTTCGCAAGATCAGACCATCACGAACTATTAAAAATGTCTATTTTCTTTGCATTAGAAAATACAACTTACAGACTAAATGAGTGTCAAGTAAACCAAGCAGAAATTGACTTTTCAATTGATGGTATTGCTACTATCACATGGTCAGGAAATGCTACAACTATTGACCAAGTAACAACAGTTATAGAAGACCCGTCAAAAGCTTTAATTAGTACAGATGGAACTCAAACAACAAGTACAGCTACAACTTATACAGAAGGATACAACTTTGTAGACACAACAGCTCCTAATGATGCTGACTATTTAAGAAATAAATTGTCAACATTGAGCTTAGCTCACGCAAAGAATTCTTCTGGAATACTAGAAGTTGGTGCAACAGATAGTACTACTACTTATGATATAAATATCACAGGTGGTTCAATAACTATTGCTAATAATATTACTTATGTAACACCAGAAACTTTAGGTCTTGTAGACGTACCAGTAGGTTCTTTTACAGGTGCTAGACAAATTAGTGGTTCATTAACAATGTATTTAGATACTAAGAGTGATGGTTCTAACCAGTTACTGTCTGATTTATCAGCAGCTACAGACCTAGTTAATAATGCATTTGACATGAGTCTGTTCATGGGCGGTGGTTCTTCTGCAACTCCAGTAGTTGAATTTGATTTACCAAAAGCTCACTTACAGATACCTACTATTGAAACAGCAGATATTATATCAACAACTGTTGAATTTGCTGCTCAAGGTACAGACCTGTTAACAGGAGATGAAATGACAGTTAAATATAAAGGTTTAACAACTCATTCAGACTCCACATATGGAACAGACGTAACTGTATAACAATGACAGCGTACAATCTACTTCGAGAAAGTAGTGTACACATCGTACACAACGGGAGTCGTTATTTAATAAAGACGACTCCTGAAGTGTCGTTCTCACAAACATTTGCGGAAGATGCATACGAAGTTAAGACTTTGCACGATCAAACAAAGATGTTTCAGGGAACAAGCGTAACAAAAGCAAATCCTGCAAACTTTAGTTTTGCAGTTCATCTAACTCAAGAGAAAGATGAATCAATTGTAAAAAGTCTTTTAACTGATTACGATACAAGCAATGGAGAACAATTATTAAAATCTTTTGACTTGTATATCGTAACAGGAGAAAGCACTCTTAAATTAGAAGGGTGTGTAATAACTCAAGGAGAGTTTAATTTAGCAAAAGGCTCACCACTTATATTAAGTGTGAGTGGACAAGCAAAACAATTGAGTAGAGTAGGAGATGCCAGCTATTCGCTTCCAGGCTCACTGGTAAGCGCCAGTTCGACTAGAACTCCCACCTTATCTTTGTTAGATGTAGAGGTAGATTCAACAGATGTACCTAATCTAGCAACCGCCACTTTACAAGTGCAAAACAATATCAATTGGACTCCTTTTGAGACTTTACAAAATAGTTTGTCAGTTACTTCAGCAAGTAATGCAATGTACCCGACAACTTATACATTAGGAGATAGAGTAGTAAGCGGAAATATTACACAATATTTAACAAGTAATAATTCTAGTACTTTTCAATCTTTTGATACCTCAGCAAACATAGCAGTAAAAACCATAGTAAATGGTAGTACTTTTTTAAACGCCAATCTTACAGGTTGTATGTTTACAAAAAGAAGTAATGTTGCTGAAACTTACACGCAGACTTTTGACTTTCGATTAGTTAATAGCCCTGCAAATTTAGGAACCATTATAACATATTAGGAGAAAAACAAAATGGATTTAAAATCATTACTAGTAGATAGTAAAACTACTTGGGCAGAGTTTCCAGGTTTAGAGGGATTTGAAGTAGAACTAGCAAATCTATCAAGAAAAGAATTAGTAAACTTAAGAAAAAAGTGCACTACAAATAAGTTCAACAGAAAAACTAGAGCATTTGAGGAATCATTAGATGACGAAAAGTTTGTAAAAGAGTTTACAGAAGCAACTGTAAAAGGATGGAAAGGACTAAAACTTAAGTATTTAGAAGATTTAATACTTGTAGACTTAAAAGGGCAAGACCCAGAAGTTGAAATGGATTTTTCTTTAGAAAATGCTCACGTTTTAGTAGAAAATTCATCAGAGTTTGATAATTGGCTCAACGAGGTAGTCTTTGACTTAGAAAACTTTCGTAGCAAACAGCCAGGAAAAGATATTAAAAAGGCTGGAAACGTATCTAAATAATTCAGAAATAGGAATGACAAAAGACCAGTATCTTATGATGTGCGAACAGACAGGAGATGAGATAGATTGGGAAAGATGTCCTCCCGATATAGAAGATTTCCCTTCAGTAGTTATAAATGCTCTAAATATTTTTAATACTTTAGGCAATAGAATATATCCTGAAGTAGGATATACAGGAAAAGACTTTACAAACTTTAAATTTTTACTAAAGCAATATAATATACCAAAACATTATGTAGACTATGTATTAGAGTTAATACTTTGGCTAGACAGCAGGGCTATCGAAAAATCTCAGAAAAAAATAAAAGCTGAGTATGATAGAATAAAGAATAAAAAATAAATGGCAAATCAAAAAGTACTAATAGAATTTCAAATTGTCCAAAAAGGCAAAAAAATATCTGTCATTCAAAAAGAGACGGACAAACTAGCAAAAAGTACAGACAAAGTTGAAAAATCTACGAAAAGAAATACAAGTACAACAGATAAGTATAATAGAGTTGCTAAAGGTACTGCTCAAATATCTTCTAATCAAACTAAAAACTTTTCTAAAATGCAACAAAGTGTTGATGGTGGAGGAGGTTCTGGAGGACTAGTAAGAGCCTATGCATTATTAGCAGCTAATGTTTTTGCATTAACTGCAGCTTTTGGAGTATTATCAAGATCAGCTCAAATTGACACCTTAACACAATCTATAGAAAGATTAGAAATTGTTTCAGGTAAAAGTATAAAATCTGTTGCACGAGACCTACAAGAAGCTTCAGGATTTAGTTTAGATTTTGCAAGTTCTTTACGTTCTACTTCTTTAGCGTTAAGTGCAGGCTTTGATTCTTCTGCTATTGCTCAATTAGGTGAAGTAGCAAAAAATGCTGCGGTTTCTTTAGGTAGACCTTTAGCAGATTCATTAGATAGAATATTTCGTGGTGTTATTAAAGTAGAACCAGAATTATTAGATGAAATTGGTTTATTTGTAAGAGTAGATGAAGCTGCTTCAAAATATGCAGATAGTATAGGAGTTGCTGCTTCTGAATTAACAGAATTCCAAAAAAGAACTGCATTTGCAAATGAAGCAATAGAGCAAGGTCAAAAAAAGTTCCAAGCATTTTCAGACGTTGATCCAGATGCTTTTGCTCAACTAGGTGCAGCTTTTTTAGATTTAGCCCAAGAAGGTTTAAGTCTTGTTAACGCAGTATTTGTACCTATAGTACAGTATTTAGACGAAAATAGAGGCTTATTAATTGGATTATTTGTTGCAATTGGACTTTCTATTTTAAAGTCTATTGTACCTGCAATGGGTCAATTTAGACAATCAGCAAGAAATGCCGCGATAGAAGCTAGACAAAATTTTGCAGACTTTAGAAAAGAAATAGAAGCAAATGCCGCTACACAAAAAGCAAATGCAATTACAGCACAAGAAGCAGCAGTAAAAGCAGATCAAGCAAATCTAAAAGTAGCACAAAGTACTACAAAGAAAACAAGGGCTTATCAATCGGAAGCAAAAGGTCTTAAATTAGCAAATATTGAATTATCAAAAGCTTCTACATTAGGTGAAAGAAGTGCTGCACTTGACACAAAAATCCTTGCATTAGAAAAATCAAAACAAACTGCAAAAGGGGCTACTAAACAAATTATTCGCGATAACATTGCAGCCCTCGAAGCAGAAAAACTAGCTATAGAAAATTTAATTGCGTCTGAATTAAAATTAACAACAATTCAAGAAACAGATGTAGCAATCAAACCTAGAAAAGGTTCTTTTATGGCTTTAGAAGAAGTAAGGCTACAAAAAGTAGAACTAAGATCATTAGCTTTAGAAAATGTAGCAACAACAGCTTCTACTAATACTTTAGGAGTAGCATTTGCAAGATTAAAAACAGAAATGGATTTATTACCTCCTTCAACAGGAGCAAATACTGTAGGTTTTGGACTACTTTCAAGAGCAAGTTTCTTTTTATCAGGGTCTTTAACAATTCTTAGTATTAAACTTTCTGAGTTAATGTTAAAATTAGCTCCATTTATGCCTTTAATCACAATATTAGTTATAGCTTTTCCAGCATTAACAAAAGCAATGGGTTTTGGTAGTAAATCTGCAGAAGACTATAGTACAGCATTAGATAAAACAGCAGAAATGTTAGATACTTTTAAAGATAAACTAGATACGGCTAGAGAAACTTTAAATGATGTCGAAGCTCCATTTTCCAAACAAGTCGAAGCACAACTTGCATTTAGAAGAGCAATATCAGAAACTTCTCAAACTCTAGTAGAACAAACCGAAGCTTATAATCAATATCTAGCAGATACAAATTCGTTTGTTAGATTCTTTGGAGATTTTGGAGAAAGAGGAGTAATAAAACAAATAGAAAATGAGACCGAAGCTTTAGTAGATGTTTTATCAAATTTTAAAGAGTTAGGAAGTGAAGGTTTAGCTATTTTAGGAGAAGGCATAAGTAAACAAGATTTAGCTGCTGTTGAAGCTTTAAATAAAGAAAGAGATGCAACAGAAGATAGGATAAAACAAAAAAGAATAGAAATAGCAAATATCAATGCAAAACTTAGAAAAAGAGAAGCTACTGCAATAAATAAAGAAACAGGACTAGAAGAAGGATTATTAGAAATAAGAACTAGAGCAGAAAGACAACTTAAAAAAGATCAGAGAGAATTAAATAATTTAAGAAAAGATACAACAAAAATAGCAAAACAAGCTATAGGTCTTGTTAATGAAGAAGGAACTTTATTTGAAAGATTAGCAAAACAACAAAAAGAAGGAGCAGATGCTTTAGAAAATACAAATTCTGCAATAGATGGAGCAGTAGACTCAGCCAGAGCATTTAAAAAGCAATTTATTACTAAATCAGATGTAGATAAGCCTTTAGCTTCTTTTAGACAAATATCAACAGCTTTGGAATTTCAAAATGATAAAGGAGAAAAAACAAAATTATTAAATGAAGATAGAATAGCTTTATTAAATAGAATAGCAGAAGGAGAAAACGACATTTTAGGTTTAATGACCCAAGAAAATCAAAAAGCTTTTGAAACTGCAGAAAGTGAAGAAGCAAGATTAAAAATTTTAGTAGAACAAAGAGATTTATTTGAAGAAGCAAGAGTAACACAAATAGCAAATAAAAACCTTCTTAATGAAATAAAACAAATAGAAAAATCAATATCTAATATTAGAAAAGAAACTATAGTAGGAATAAATAAATCCTTTGCCCTACAAAAACAAGAAAGAGACCTTCAATTAGAATTAAAAAAAGCAAATTTAGATAATAATTTAATAGCTGCAAATTTAACAAGAGCAGAAGCAGAAAGACTTTCTAAACTTGAAGTAAATGCAGACTTAATAAAAGAAATAACAGAAGTAACAACAAAAGAAGGCGAAGCTTTAACAGCTATTTTAAAATTAAGAGAACTTAACTTAGCTCTAATTCAACAAGAAATAGATGAAAAAACCGAAAACTCTAGAAGAGAAATAGAAATTTTAAATTTGGTATCAAAAAGATTACAAGCGCAAGAAAAGTTAAATAGCGTAATACTAGAAGGTAGCAAAATAAGTAGAGAAATAGGTTCTTTTGGAGAAGGTCGTGGTACAAGTTTAAATAATACAAGAAGTCAAGAGTTGCTAATAGAAGGAGAAAGAATAAGATTAAAAACTGCTGAAAAAAGAGCTGAAATAGAAAAAGCTCTCATAAAAGCACAATATGCAATATTAAAAACAGAATTAGCAGTTCTTAATGAAAAGAAAGCATTTGCAGGAATACAAGGATTTAATTTTGAAGAAACAATTCAAAGTTTAAATAAT